CACTATACATAGGCATAGGTCTAGCCATCTTACAATCAAAGAAAGCATCCATAAGGAACTGCTGCCCATTAGCCGCAGATCCTACAGCTGTTGTACGCTCAATAGGAGGCGTATCAACAATGAACTCATCATTCAATAAAGGCAATGATGTGAAATTCTGAGAATAATGCCAAGGATCAATCGTACCGGCAGAAGTAGAACGGAATAAACCAGTAATCTGACTTGGTTTATAACGGTACTCAGCCCAACGCTCTTGATAACCAAAAACATCATCATCAGTAGCTGTACCAGTAACATAAATTTCCTTGTTAAGAACAGCCTGTTCACCTAAATGAGCAAATACAGGGAAATAAAAATCGTAACGAGTTTCACGAGACCACATACGCGGTAAACCTTGCTGATAAGTCAAATCAGCACGAACGTTAACTAATCCGATAATGTATCCATGTTCCTGAGCATGATACGTAAAACCATGTCCCTGAGCCAATGCAGTACCCATAGCGGCCAAGTTACCAAGCGGAGTATCACCACCAGACAACGAAGTTGCAGAAGTCTGAGCAATCGGATTAACGTTAACATAAGTAGAACCTCCACCAATATACTCAGGACGTTGTAAACGATAATCTTGTGGAGTAACACCAAAATGAGCACGAAGCAATTCAGTATAACGAGTACCACCACGAGCATCACGCTCTAATAGTCGCTGAATTTGGAAAGACTGACGCAACTGATTAATAGTTGCAGCAGTAGCTTCAGATAAATCAGCATACAAACCATTATCCAAAGTAGTAGCAGAAACTTTAACTACATTAGAAGCAGAACCATCAGCGTAAAGACGCTGAATATCACCAGTAGAAGCAGAATGAACACCTACAATAGAATTAGCACCATTAGCAGTATAAACTGGAGCAGAAGTACCAAGAGGTAAAGTTACTGCATCACCTTTTTGTGGCCAAGGTAAAGCACCAGTAAAATAATCTTTTCGCTTACCACGTCTTAAAAGCGTGTAATCAGCAGGATCATCACCAGAATCTCCAGTATTAACAACTACAGAATCTTGTAAATTTTCGTCGCGGAACCAGGTATTGAACACCAAATTATAGCATCTGAGAGGTAAAGCATTATGCGTAACCGTATTAGAACCAGTAATCTGACCAGCCGTAGGCAAACCAAAATGATCGAAAATAGAACCAACTGCATAACCACCAGCAGTTGATGTAATTTGAGGAACAACATAATCAATAGAATCACCAGGATTCTGTTGTTCACCCATAAACTTAACCCAATTAGACCAAACTAATCGGTTAGGAACAAAGAAAAAGAAAGTATCCAGATGAAGATTATCCATCACTGGAAACAATGGCGTAGCCAAACGAGCAAACATAGTTGCCTTAACATTGTGCATATCGCCTGGAAGGACTTCATCACAATAAATAGGTACTAAATAACCACCGTCAAATGTGGTTTTATGAGCATATTGAGTATCAAACGAAGAACGAGGAATATCCGCCTTCGGAACCATAGCAAATGAATGACTGCTTACTGACTTATTGCGATGCATAACAACCTCCCGGAGAATTCCGATCTACTTATACTAAGTAGACCGGCTATAAAAAACCTTACTCTGACGCTCTAATCTTAACTTGTTTACCTAAACAAATCTGTTTAGGAGAAGCTAATAAATCCATAGCACCAGTATTATCATCATACGTGCCTAAATAAAATAAATCAAAATCATCTGGATGAACATACATCTGATTATCCTCAGAAGAACGATTAATCTCATCACTAAACTGACGAATAGCTACACCTTCAGTAGCAACAAAAGCAGGACGACCATAAGCATCAGCTGCACGATCACGAATAGAAACAATACACATCTTCATAAAAACTCCTTAATCAATAGTACGTTTTAAAAGAGATAACTTAGCCAAAGCGACTTTTTCCTTTACAGCCAAACGCTCTAAAGTGTTATCTTCATGCCGAGAACGACCTTCAATTTCTCTGGCAAACTGAATCATATCAAATTCTTCAGGAAACATCTCTTTATATTTATTATCATAAAAACGAGGAGGTCTACACTTAGACCCACGAATAACCACATGATCATGTGGATAAACATCATCTTTATACTTATCAAACCATGCCTGGCCAATACCAGGCTTTAAAGACATCTTATTAAACTCTGGAGTCCTCTGAACAACCTCTCCAGTCTCAATATCAGTATAAATATTAGCCCATTTCCAATCATCAGGAGAAAAATCCGATTTAACGGCTTTTTTCATAATATATCGAGCAGTATAAGCAGCAGATTCAAAAGTGAGAGTACCAACAGAAGAATAGCCATGCGGCCATAATTCTTCAAGTATTTTTGACGTATATATGTTAGACCCAGACGACGTTCTTTTGTGAAAGACCTTATCTTCAAAATCAAGACCAAAGATACAAGCGTGGAAATGAGGGCGATCAAAAGTTTCACCATATTCACCTGCCATATAAAAACGAATTTTCTTACCTTTAAAACGCTTTCTCAAACGTTTCATAAAAAGCTGAAAATCCTCATAATGAAGTGAGAAATCTTTCGGACAACTCAAATTATTATAGGTTAATGTCAAAAAACAATTATCAGTATGCATTTGTGCCTCATGCATACAACGAACGGCCCATTGCCTGGACCGTTCAAGGCGACAACCAACACAACGACCACACGGAAGTGACAAAGTACGTTCCGCTTCGCTATCGTCTTTAAACGATATCGACCGCATCAACTTATCACCTTGCCACCAACTAGTCAAATATGCAGTTAGTGGATGGTAACAAGCCATTAAAGTCTAAAACCGCCTCGTTGAGGGGCAGGGCTCATATTAATAGCCTTAGTACGACTTACACCGCGTCTAAACTTCTTAGCAGCGTGTTTCTTATTCATTGGCTTACGATAAAGACTCATTATGTAGCACTCCGTAGTTAGTAAAAAGTGGTAATTGGTGTCACCTAGCACATTTACATCAAGTAGTGTAAATGTGCTGGCAGCTTACGCTGCCTTCGGCGACTCTGCGGTACTTAGTGTTTCGGTACTTGAAGAAACCGCATTAGTTGCAACTTTAGCAACATATTCGCCATTAATCAAACCCAATTCGATAGCTTCGCTACGATTGGCTTCATCAAGAAGAAAATTAACCAATTCGTAAGGATCATGACTGAACCTAGCACGAATTTTAGATGGTAAAGCCATAAAATCGTCCTTAGTTGAGTTAATTTTATTCAACGCAGAGTGATAATCAGACACTCCGCTAAAATCGCCATAAGACGGCTCTAAAGCCGTTACAGGTACTTTTCCTGTAACGCCAAACATGCGAACTATAGTATTAATATCGCATTCGTCTTTAAAAGACTGTTTAGCAAGGGATTTTCCCTTGCATTCCAAACCAGAATCATGAGATGCAATCATCATGTCATAGTTATAAGGAGTACGAATATGCAATTTCGTCATTTATTAGCCTCATAAGTCTTATTAATAGTAACACCAGGCTTTACAGAACGTACAAGCCCACCAACTGCATTTAACGCAGTTGATCCATCACGAACAATATATGGAGCAATGCCAAACGTATCGTAATAATTGCCTTCAGCAATATTACGTGGCATTAAATAATTCATACCCTTAGCAGTTGCAGTCTGAACTTGAGCCTGCGTACGCATTAACTGGGTATTCATAATCGTATTTTTAATACGCTCTGGAATATGTTCATTTTCCAAAAGAACATTCAAAGTCTGAGCTCTTTTAAGAGCTGCAGACGCATCAGCATCCATAGACTGAGCACCAACTAAACCAAGCTGACCCTCTTTAAGAGAAATATCAGCTATAGCCTGCTCACGATTAATATTAATCTGACGAGCAGAAGAACCTTGAGCAGAAGCAGCCTCACCTACGTTCGCACCAGAACTAGCCTGAGCACCTGTAGGTACAGCTGCACCACCTTGAGAATAAGCCAACATTGGCGAAAGACCTGCAGCCTTTAAATCAGCAACTCGCCTTTGATAAGCAGTATTCGCCATTTCTTCTTGAAATGATCGATTAACTTGAGCTTCGTTAGACTGATACTCTTGGTTACCTAAAGCACCCAAAGCAGCTCCAGCTGCAGATAACCAAGGCTGACCAGTTGCAACTCCAGCAACTGAAGCAATACCACCAAGAGAAGATAAATTAAAACCCATACTAACGCCCTCCGGTTGTTTCCTCACTACTCCTTACGGAGTAGTCGAGGTATATAAAAACCATTATCAGAAATGGTCAATCA